TACATAGGATCAGCACTACGAGAAGTAATAGAAGCTGATTATATAGATTTATTTGATAACTGGAATAAGTTTCTTAGTTACGACACTATTGTCCTGCTTGCAGGTCACTCGTCTAAGCCTATGGGCGAGAACCGACCAGATAAAGCATGGCAATATAATGTCGGAAACTTTAAGCTTGTATTAGACGCTTTACGTGATGACCAACGCCTTATATACGCTTCTAGTGCATCGGTGTATAACAACATAGCAGGGGTACCAGACGAAACTTGTGCTGAGTTCTACCCGATGAATATGTACGACCTATCTAAGTATGTAATAGATCAACTAGCTATCCAATCAGGCAAGCATACTTACGGACTACGTTTCTGTACTGTTAATGGATACTCACCTGTATTGCGAGTAGATCTAATGATAAACAAAATGGTAGAAGACGCTAAGACTCTTAAAAAAGTAACTATTAAGAACGGACAGCTTACCCGCCCTATACTAGGTATGCAAGATTGTGTACGGGCTATTAAGACTATCGTAGAGAGTAAAGAAGATCATCGGGGTATATATAATCTAAGTTCGTTAAAAGATGTAACTGTCGAACAGTTTGCACAAAAGGTTGTGGATAACTTCGGTGGAGTTGTGGAAAACTTGGGAGATGAACCACACTACGTATTCGGGGCAGATACAACCAAGTTCCAAAAGACTTATAACTTTGAGTTCAAAGAAACACTTGATTCAATAATTGAAAGCTTAAAACAAGAACCAAAAGAAAAGGTGATACGTGTTTAAACCTACTGTACATGAAGACGATAGAGGGTTCTTTGCTGAAGCTTATAGCTCTAAACGAGATGAGGGTATTGAGCAAGTCAACGTATCTTTCTCTAAGAAAGGTGTAGTTAGAGGTCTACACTTTCAAAAACCTTATGTAACTAAACGTACATGGGTACTCAAAGGTAAACTATACGCAGTAGCCTATAATCCTAAAACTAAAGAGAAACGAGAGAAGATGCTAACTCCTAACTCTGGTACACTTATATGTCCTAAGGGTTGGGCTAATGGCAATCAGGCTATGGAAGATACTGTATTCGCCTATACGATGGACGGGTTGTACAACGCAGATGGGGATAAAGCCTTAAACCCTCTTATATTAGACTGGCAAATGGAACCAATATTAAGTGATAAGGACAAAAACGCACCGAGGTCGTTATGAGAATGGCGGATACACCTTGGGCTCATGAGATACTAGAAGAGGGTGCAGGTATTTTGAACTCTTTAGGTGTGACATGGTGGTTAGAAGCAGGGGCTCTATTAGGCATCTATAGAGAGGGCAAACTGTTAGATCACGATGACCCCGACATAGACGTTACAATTCTTGAACCCGCTAATCACGATGAGATAGAGAAAGCTTTTTTGAATGAGGGCTATGTATTATATGCACATGGTCCACACCAAACAGTAATGAAGAAACGATCTGTTCTTTTTGATATATCCTTTTATGTCAGAGAAGAGGATAAGGTGGTAATGTTTATTGAAGATGCAGGCACAGCTATTCAAGACCTACACTTATTTGATCCGTTAGGTGAGATAGAATTTATGGGACATAAGTACCCTGTACCAAACAATATTGAAGAGTATCTTGTCAAGAGATATGGGGATTGGAAGACTCCTAAAAAAGAAAAGAAACCTTGGACACACCCAGGTGAAACACTTGTGTGGCATGATGTAGCAGATAGACGGATACTTACTTATGGCACGTTTGATTGTATGCACTTCGGACACATACGCTTACTAGAGAGGGCTAAGGACATGGGGTCTTATCTCGTTGTGGGGCTATCTACAGACAAGTTTAACGCTAAAAAGGGTAAAGAGTCGGTGTTTAACTTCAGAAGACGCAGAGAAGATTTAGAAGCTATTAAATATGTAGACGAGATTATAGAAGAGAATACTTGGAAACAAAAGAAAGAAGATATTATAAAACACAACATAGACTTACTTGTTATGGGTGATGATTGGAAAGGTAAGTTTGATGATTTAGGTGTAGCGACTGTTTACTTACCCCGTACTCCTAGTATCTCAACCACTCAGATTAAGAGGGTATTATGATATTCTACGCTACAAAAGCATGGAACGATTTAAAAGATGTAGTACGAAGACACCCGAAAGCTAACTTTACTATACTTAATAATCTCGGTGATGAGTATCTCTATTTAGAAACTGGCGATGTTTACTACGAACCAGAGCTAAGAGCTGTTAGAGAAGCTTCTGCACGGGGGTATGAGTATATTCTATGGTACGCAGGTGACGTTGTCCCACCTAAAAAAGACTGGACTAAACAGGCTATTAAGTTATTAGATAAATACCCAATAGTTAGTCCGTTTCAGAATGAATTATTTAGAGAGTACGTAGAGATGGCTAAAGCTCAAGGATATCCTAAGCTAGAGGAAACAAAGTTTGGGTTCACTACTGTACTGTTTAGTGACCACGCATATATGGCTAAGACAAGCGTTATGAACCAAGTAGATTATGAGCTAGACGACCCAATTAAAGACCACTATCCAAAACATGGCGGTAATTCGTTTGAACGCAGAGTCGCACAATGGTTGTCCAAGACTGACCAGAGAGTTGCGGTATTAAAAGATTATACGTTCTATCACATACCATCGGAGGACAAATGAAACTCAACCTTGGGGCGGGAGATCACGTAATAAAAGGGTATATATCTGTGGATAAGTACGATAAGATGGCGGATATAAAAGCTGATATATGCGACTTACCCTTTGATACAGACAGTATAGATGAGATAATCGCCAATCAAGTCATAGAACATATACCATATAACAAGACCTACCAGATGTTTAGTGAGATGTATCGGGTTCTAAAAAAGGGTGCTTTAGCTCATATAGAATGCCCCGATGTGTTATACGCTGCTAAAGAGATAGTAAAATCAGGCGATATTGATGATCTGTGGTTACATCACTTATGGGGGCAGTATTATAGACCTTGGGATAAGGATAGATACGAGGATTGCGAGAACCACGAGGGCAGTAAGCATATAACAGGGTTTACATTAAATAGAATAAAACGAATATGTGAGCCTATCGGGTTCAAGGTTAAAAAGGTCGAACCAGTATTCATACAAGTACCAGAGAATCTATCGGTGGATCTAATCAAATGACACACAAAATAAACCACGCTGATATTAAGCAATGGGCTAAAGACTATGATGGTGAGCTGTTTGACGGTATCTTATGTGACCCACCATATGAATTAGGTTTTATGGGCAAGTCTTGGGACAATTCAGGTATAGCTTTTGATGTAGAGATGTGGGCTGACCTATTCAAGTTAGTGAAGCCTGGTGGACACTTACTAGCATTTTCGGGCAGTAGAACCTACCACCGTATGGCAGTAGCAATAGAGGATGCAGGGTTTGAGATTAGAGATATGATTGAGTGGGTGTATGGCAGCGGGTTTCCGAAGTCTCTGAACATAGGTAAGGCGGTGGATAAGATACAGGGTAATGAGCGAGAGTTCATATCAGAGAATTATAGAGGAAAGAACGCTGGCAAGAAGTCTGGAATAATGGGTGAAACTGTTGAGAGAATTGATACAGTTACCAAAGGCACATCACCCTACGAGGGCTACGGCACTGCTCTTAAACCAGCTCACGAACCTTGTGTACTAGCTCGTAAACCTATAGAGGGAACAGTAGCTAACAATGTCTTAAAACATGGTACTGGTGGGTTGAATATAGATGGTAGTAGGGTGGATGGAAAGCCACGAACTACGCACAAAGACAGAAACTACACAGGCAACAAAGAGGGCGAGTTTTTAGGCGAAGGATTAGGTGGATTTGAAGCACCCATACCTCAAGGCAGATTCCCTGCAAACCTTATCCATGACGGCTCTGATGAAGTAGAGGCGGTGTTTCCGCAGAGTAACCAATCAACACGAAAGTATGGTGCTAACAACGGCAGAAGCTTCTCGGTGAATGGCGGTGCTAAACAGTCATCAGACATCGTAGTACAAGGCGACTCTGGCTCTGCCTCACGCTTCTTCTACACAGCTAAAGCCTCTAAGAGTGAACGTAATGCAGGGCTAGAGGGGTTTGATACAAAGCAATACTCACACGATGGTAGAGACAAGCCAATAGAAAACGCATACCAACGCAATGGTTCTGTGGCACAGAACCATCACCCCACTGTCAAGCCCCTATCCCTAACTAAATACCTAGCAACCCTCATCAAACCACCAACAGGCGGCAGACTCTTAGTTCCATTTTCAGGTAGTGGCAGTGAAATGATTGGGGCATTACAAGCTGGTTGGGAATATGTAGAGGGGGTTGAACTTACCGAAGAATACATTCCAATCGCTGAAGCTAGGATTAAGTATTGGGTAAGTAAGCCACAACAGGAGAGTTTGTTATGAGAACTTCAATGATAATTCCGTGTTACTTCTTAGATGAATCATACATAGATATGACGGATAGATGTTTAGACAGTATGGGTAGAGAAGAACCAGACGAAGTCATAATAGTAGATGACGGATCGCCAATGCACGCTGAGTTCGCTAATACTGAGTATATAAGACTAGACGAGAATAGTGGATTTACTAAGGCTGTTAATACAGGGCTAGAGAATGCTACAGGCGATATTCTTATTATTTGTAATAACGACATAATCTTCTATCCAGGGTGGCTCAAAGGGCTCACAGACACGCTTAAAACACACGATATATCTCACATCTGTGTATCCGATCAATCGTGGGAAACAAAAGATGAAATAACTGAGAACGACAAGTTTGGTAGCTTATGGGCGATGAAGCGTGAAACCTACGAGAAGCTAGGCGAGCTAGACGAACAGTTCAAATCTTATTTTAGTGATTTAGATTACTGGCGTAGAGCCCAGAATGCAGGCTTAAAGATTGGTAAGAATCACAACTATATCGTAGAGCATAAAGGAAAACACACATATAAGGTTGTTGACCCCAAGGATAAGGGGTATAATGAAGCAAAAGAGCTTTACATAAAGAAGTGGGGATTTTTAGAGTGAGAAAGAAACTCCAAAGCATAAACTTTATATGTAACCCAGTATTTACCTATGAGAAGATTGGGTGGAGTCCACACGACACTTTTTTAGCAGGTACAGAGAAGTCTATACGTGAGTGGTCGTGGCGTATGAAAGAGAAAGGTTTTGATGTTTCAGTCTATTATAATGGTGAACACGCTATGTATGGTGGTGTTCCGTACTTTCATTATGATGATTACGAACCTGCTGATGTGGAAGTTAATGTAAAATACTTAGACTTTCCACACTTTAATAAGAAAAAGGTGTGGTATCTTACTAACGAAACAGATATTGTTTACAAGAGTAGAGAATTAGACGAGTTCGCAGGTGTAATACTACCGAGTAAGTGGGCTATGGATAACCTAGGCTACGAGGGTAACATACGGATACTTCCACACGGATATGATGATAAGTCTATCTATCCCGATAAGAAAATAAAGAATCAATGTCTTTATTCTAGCAGTCCTGACAGGGGATTGAGTGATCTATTAGAAATGTGGACAGATATTGTAGATAAAGTACCAGATGCTACGCTACTTGTAACATATAATGCAGGCGATTATAACCTACCAAATACGATGTTTTTAGGGCAAGTCGATGATACAATGATGGCGGAATTGTACCGAACCTCTGACTTCTGGCTCTATCCCTGCAATGGTGGTGAGTTGTTCTGTATAGCTGCCGTAGAAGCACAGGTATCTGGTGCAATTCCTGTATATTATCCAACAATGGCATTATCTGAAACTGTTCGTAGGGGTGTGAGATGTAGAGAAGATAACTACGTAGAGAAGTGTGTAGAGATTATGAACGATGAAAAGAACCAAAAAGCTATAAGGTATTCTCTGGCAACAGAGGACTTTTGTACTTGGAACGATACAACGGATAAATTATTAAGATATATAGGAGCAGTAAGCTAATGGAAGAAATCAAAGTAACCCCGAAAGAACAAGAAGTAGAAGTAACAACCGAGCAAACACAAACAGAACCAATGGTAACTGAATATCTGCCTGTAGCTGAATACCTAGGAGTAGATCACCCTAGCGAGCAAGAGAAAGATCAATTATCCGAGATATATAAGTTCTTTGCTGAAGAGGGTATGAAACCCGAAGATGTTAAGTGGGCGATTAGAGATAAAGAATTGCGTTATAGATCGCCTGTAGGCATGGGACAAACAAGACTAGCCAAATTATATGAATTAGTTACACTAAATAAAGAAGCACTTAAAGTTGAGGATAGATTAAAGAAGCTATGAAAGTGATTGTAAAGTTTGATGATAACGATTACGAATACGATGTTCCACTAAAAAAGATACTTCCATTTCTAAAAGTAACTGAAAAGGAAATAGAGAATGCAATTCAAGAAGCAATTAAGAGGATATAATGGCTGAATCACACAAGGGCGTATCACCCTATGAACGCCAAGAGCACTCAGACGAGAACCACGCCAAGAAAGTAAACAACTACATTTGGGATGGTGCTAACTGGATACGAGAAGAAGCATCGAGTGGTGGTGGGTTGGCTACTGTTACGATACTCTCAATGCCGACTACATCCATAACGGGTCAGGTGTCTGTTGTAGGGCTACCGACAGTTTCAATCGGTAACACAGTTCCAGTAACGGGTACTTTTTATCAAGCAACCCAACCTGTATCGGGTACAGTATCGGTCACGGGTCTACCAACAGTTTCGGTAGCCGCACTACCGTCTGTATCTGGTAGAGTAGAAGTAACAGCACTTCCCACTGTATCGGTGGCTGCTTTGCCTAGTATATCTGGTCAAGTATCTAAGTTCAGGGGATCAACTTCAGTAGCCACCTGCATATCTGGTGCAACTACATCTCTCACTCTAAAGGCTAGTAATACTTCAAGAATTAAGGCTGTAATAGTGAATAACTCTACGAATAACTTATATGTAAAAGAGGGTGCTGCTGCATCGTCTACTAACTACACATATCTACTTGGTGATGGTGATGCAGTAATAATAGACGATTATGTTGGTCAGATAGACGGTATATGGAACGGAGTCAACGGATCAGCACAAGTGAGTGAAACAACCTAATGAGTACAATAGTTAGGAAACCATCTCAATCCTACCAGACCTTTATCTATAACTCGTCTGGCTCGCAATCAGGGAATAGATTTAACAATTTTACTGATTTAATGACCGCTATGGGTGAGCAAGAGGGCTATAAGCTAATCTATATTGAGCAGGACGAAACCTTACCTGCAGGAGCTTATAATTTCGACTACGTGGAATTTAGAGGCAACGGTAAGTCTTATGACAGCGGGGGGTTCACAGTAACCTTTCCAACTGGAGTAACAATAACTAGCTGGACTTTTGGTGTTGTCAACAGCTTACGCTTCCGTTCGACATCAACGAGTGCCATATTTACTACGGCTGGCGGATTTTTAGTTCTGTTCGATGTACAGGCAGAATTATGGGCAACAACTGCCGAGTTTATTCTTAATACTGGTGGCGGTCAGTGTATTCTTTCAATGGGGCGAGCGTCTAGAATTAAAGATGATGGCTATGAAGTCTTTAGAACTACCGCAGGGGCTTACACCTGTATTCTTGTTATTACGAGAGGTGATAGCTCGACTGTTGCTAACGAAACCTTTAGAAGCTCTAATGCAATCATCTTTCTCGACCTCGTTCAGTCCACCTTAATTGATATGTATACTACAGGCTTTCCATCTACGCATTCCAACCTTACTATTGGAGTAGACCTCAGTGGTGTTCAAAACCTAAGAAGTACAATTATTGGTACTAAGGTTGTTATAGCTGATGCAACAAGTCTGACACCGCAGACTGGAGCTTCGATTAACCAACAGGCTAATACCCAAACGGCTGGCACGCTAACAATCAATGCACCAACAGGCTTTAAGGGCGTACAATCAGAGATAGAAATAGTAATCTATGCAACTAACACACAGACATATTCGTTTAATGCGGTTTATCGTGGGTCAACCTCTTTAGCCCTGCCAGTTTCTTGTATAGGTGGTAAGATGGATAGAATAAAGTTTTTATGGAACGATGCCGATAGTAAGTGGGACTTAACAAGATACTTAGGAGGATTCTAATGGATTTATCTAAATTACACCCAGACCACCAACAAATAATGCAATCAGTTTTATCTGACGAGTTTGGCGTAGGCTATACCGAAGAACAAAAGCAAAAGATATATGATAGTTATTTAGTATTAAACAAGATACCCAAGAAAGATTGGGGTAAGCAAAGCACGATAGAGAGTTTGAATAAATAATGAAAGTAGTACAATTATATTATGAAAAAGAAAGTTGAAAAGTACACCGAAAAACAAGATATGTGGCAAGAACGCTACGATATCGCAGTAAGTAATCAAGAAACAATGTTTGCCCGCTTCGCTAAGTGGTACGACTTGATGTACGCCACAGTCAATGACGAGAATATCGCATTGTGGCGATCTAAAGTATTTATTCCAATACTAGCTTCTAAAGTATGGAATCTTGTTGCTAAGTTTGTAAATCTTAAACCAGGCTTTGAAGTTACAGTACGTGACCCAGAACAAGCACCTGAAGACCTAAAGGCACTCGCAGATAAGATAAGTAAGAAACTTGAGTACGATTACGACAATCCTAATTTAGATGAACCAATTAGAGATAAACTCTTACAGCCCCTTATAGATGCTATCGTGACTGGAACAGGTATAGCTAAAGTACCTTGGCACACTAAAACCATAGAGAAGAAAAAACGTATTATAGGTAAAGACGGAACTGTTGATTTAACCCAAGAAGAAGTTACCAAACAAACCTACGGGTGCAATGATATCGTACCTGTTAATATATTTAATGTATTTGTAGCACCTGCTTCACGCAATCTCTATTCAGCCCCTTGGATAATGATTAAAGAGTACAAAACCCTAGCTGAACTTAAAAAGATGAACGAAGAATCTGGTACAGAAATGTATAAGAACTTAGATAAATTGAGTGACGCTAGAGCTGACTCGGATCAATTCGCTACCTATAAGAAGTCACGTAATCGTTTAACTAACGACCAAGACCCTATCGTATCGGATAAAACCTTAGATATGATACCTATTTACGAATGTTACGAAAGGGATTCAAATAAGATATACACCTACGCAGATGCAGGCACTAAAGACTCACAGGCTATGCCTTGGGTAGAGATACGCCAACAAACCAACCCTTACTGGCACGGAAAGTATCCTCTCGTCAGATTTGTCCTTAAACAACGCCCTTACGACTTCTGGGGTGAGGGACTATTCGAAGTTACTGAGAGATTACAATACGCTGTAAATGATGTATTCAATCACTACATGGATAACTGGAACTTATCGGTTGATGGACTATTCTTCATCGAAGAGAACTCTAACGTAGACGAGTTTATCGTACAACCTGGTGGACAGATAAGATACCGCAACACCAAACCAGAACCTAGTAGAATACCAGAGCCTAACCCTAACTCGGTTAATACAGTAACTCAAATGATTGAGAAGTCTATCGAAGACGCTACCATTTCAAGCTACGCTACAGGTATGCCTAATAGTGCTACAGACACAACTCAGGGAACCGCTACGGGCATAATGCGACTCCAACAAGCTGCAGGTGATATAATTTCATTCTTAAAGAGTAACTTCCAACAATCTATCAACACGATAGGTGATATGTGGCTATCTAATAACCAACAATACTTAGATCGTGATGTAACTTTAATGGAGAATGGCGAAGCTTCGCTAGTAAGCCCTGCTGACTTCGGTTACGAAATGGAACTGCGAGTAGATGATGCTTCTATGGAACCTGTATCAAAAGAGGATCAACGTCAAGTATTCTTACAATACATTCAACAAACTATGCAACTACAGCAAGCTAGTGCAGCTCAAGCTCAAGTAGCTGGTACCGAACCACTCGTATTAGACTTTGAAGAGTTATTTAGAGAAACTTCCGAACAGTACGGGATCAAAACCTTAGATAAGATAATTATCACACCCGAAGAGCTTAAAGAGTTACAGATGGAGAAACAGGAAGAGATGATGCAACAACAGGAAATGCAACCAGATATGATGCCCGAAGAACAGATGCCTGAACAGATGATGGGTGAGCAAATGCCTGAGCAAATGCCACAAGAAATGCAAGGCGAGATGCAACCAGATATGATGCAACAAGTAAATCAACTAAGCCCAGAAGAACAAGAATTGGCACTTGCACAACTAACTGATGAAGTAGAACAGGAGATACAAAATGGCTAGTGAACGACAACGTGAAGTTGATATATACCAAAAAGCTCTTGAAAAATCAGCCAAGCTTGAAGAACTTAAACAAAGTAAAAGCTGGGAAATAATTGACGAAGTTATAAACTCTTTGGTTACAGAACTGACTAACGACCTTGTTAATGGATCTGCCCTAGATCACGAACACTATCTTGTTAAACGATCACAACTCGATGGAGTACGAGCAGTATCGGCTAGAATGAGTAAGATACTAAGCGAGGGTAAGCAAGCAGCCGACTCTCTAAAGCAGATCAATGGATAGCCCAGAACCACAACAAGAAGACTTTGAGATAGTCGATAAGATTGCTAAAAAAGATTTAAGACCTATTCATAACGTAGATTGTAAGCACGAAAACATTGTGCCTGACTACGATGATGAAACCGAGCATTACCTAGCTTTCAGGTGTGTTGACTGTATAGTAGGGTATCTATCACCTAAACCTTTGGACAAAAAACATCTAAAATTGACAAAAACTTATAAAAATGTACATTTAAGTTAAGAGCCAATAACTCTACCAAATGACTATATTAAATGAGAAAACGAAGATGTAAGCTTTTATCTTTGTTTTTTCTTATCGAAAGGAAAAACAATGGAAGAACAAGTTCAACCAGAGCCAGTTTCACAAGAAACTGCTCAACCGCAGGAAACTGCACCAGAAGCTCCAGAGGTAACTCAAGAGCAACCTCAAACAGAGGTAGCACCTGAACAAGTTTCTGAAGTAACAGAAACACCAGTTCAAGAAGTATCAACTGAAGTGGAAGAGGATATAGACGACATAGATATGTCACCTATGCCTGCACTACAGACAGAGTTACAACAAGTTGATTGGAATACTCTGCCTAGAGATCCAAACAATCCTGATTATGTAGACCCTAATGCGTTTGCACAGGCTCTACATGAACAACAACAACAGGCAATAGCAACGGCATCAGCAGCAGCGAGAGCTGAAGTGCAGGAGCAATTACGAGAACAAAAGTTATGGCAACAAGCTGAAAAAGCTTACCCAGAACTCTCTAGTAATCGTGAGATGCGAGATATGATCAAGAACGCCCGCTTGGGTGAAATGGCAAGCTCGCTAGGTAAGAAAAACCCTACTCCTAAACAAACTGCCGATAGATTGTTTAAGCAAGTACAAGAAGCTCGTAAACAGGGTGTTGAACAAGCTCAAAACAATGTCCGAGTGCAACAATCAGCAACTCTTGAAACAGCTTCAACAACAGCACCTACTGACAATAAAGCTAATTTACAGCAAGCAGTATTGAGTGCTAGAAGTGTAGAAGAGAGAAGCGATGCTAACCGAGCCTTGCTCCGTCAAATGATGGACGAGGGTACTATAAAGGTTAACGAAGAATAGGACTTATCAGTTAAGTCTTATCTGACAGGTCGAACAGATAAAAAATTAAGGAGAATATATTATGGCAGCAACATTTACTTACGATAGTAATGCTCGAAAAGAAAGTCTATTAGGTTTCATTACAAATATTGATCCTACAGAAACTTCTCTTTTAAGAGATTTCGGTCAAAGTTCAGCAAGTGCTAGAACCCACGAATGGGTAACAGACACATTAGATACACCAGCAGCTCAATCAATCGTTGAGGGTAGCGATGCATCTTTTGTAGGTACTACTAACCCAACTCGTGTAAACAACCAAACCCAAATCATACGTAAAGATTTCCAAGTAACTGACACAGAACGTGCTCAGAACTACCCTGGATTCAAAGATCGTTACGCTTATGAAATGGAAAAAGCTATGAAGAACTGGAATAACGATGCAGAATTTAACCTGCTTCGCCAAACTCTAGCTACTGGTACTGGTTCAGCAACACGTACAATGACTGGTGTTAAAGCTTCAATCACTACTAACCTTACAAGTCAATCAGGCGTTTCACTAAGTGAAACAATGCTTAATGACTACTTGCAAAACGCATACACTACAGGTGGTCGCCCAGACACCTTGTATGTAGGTCCTCGTCTAAAACGAAGAATTACTGGTTTTACTGGTAATAACACCCGTTACAGCGATGCCGCAGATAAGCAAGTTGTAAACGTAGTTGATGAGTATGTATCTGACTTCGGAGTTGTCCGAGTTAAACTTCATCGTTACATGACTGTAACAAATGATGTTGGCAACGACATCCTCGGTCTACAAACCGACAAGTTCCGAGTCGCTTACTTACGTGAGCCACAACACACACCTTTGGCTAAAACAGGTTCAGCCACCAAAGGCATGATCGAAGGCGAGTTTACGCTAGAATACTTGGCACAAAAATCAAGTTTCTCAGCTCTACGACACCGATAGTGATCTGCTCTTGTCCCTTTCGAGGGACGGGCAGGAGGTCATTACATGGACGAAACACTAATAAGAAAAATAGATAAATTGATTGATAGTAAGTCGGGTGCAGAACTCTGGCAAGAATCAGTTAAATTAGCTATTAAGAACAACCCAACTATCGCTAATGAAGTATATTTAACTGTTAAACAGAACAGGGAACAACGAGAACTCTTAGATGATAAGAAGTATGGGGTAAGTAAAACAAAGGCGTTTAGACGGGCTCTACGCTACCCACAAAGCGTATTAGACATACTTTGTCTGGTAGACCCTGATAACTTCCCCGCTAGTAACGATAAAAAGGGTGAAAAGATAATCCAACGTATGATGAAAGCATTCCCAGAATTTACAATAGCAGAAACTTTATAAAAAGTATGAAAATAATATAATTAAGTTATGAGTTATACACAAACAGACGTACTACAACAAATGAGCTACCTACTAGGCGAGCAGAGTATCCCTACCTCAGGGATTGAAGACCGTAAAGCATTTATACAAGCGTCTTTAGATAGAATCGCTAGATTATATGATTGGTCAGAGTTCAAAGCCGTAGCAACAGTTACAATGACATCTGATGGTCAAAACTATAACGGAAGTTTGCCAACCGATGCAGGCGAGTCACCTAGTTTAGATGTCCGAGTTACTCAACCTGGAAGTGGTGATGACTACATATACTCACAAATCCCTTACGAAGAAAAAGATAATTATTCAGCTTCCGATTATAAATACTGGCTAACAGGTTCAACTGATGGGTATACAATCAGCACAAAAGCTACTCAAGGTACTGTGTCAGTTCGCTATTTACAAGAATCACCTACAATAAACGCTTCAATCTCTACGACATTCCCATCAAGTATGGTTATAGCCAGAGGTGCTCTTGTGTATTACAAGCAAGCCGAAAACCCTCTCGCAGACGTAGCTCAAGATGAAGCATTCTTTGAAAGAGAATTAGAAGAAGTTATATCTCGACAAAACCGCAACAAACCAGTTGGACGTGCTAAGAGCATACAAGAGATACACGGACAATACACAGGACGGATATAGGAATGTCTAGCTTAAAACTTCCGACACTTGAAGAAAAAACCTGCAAGGTTTGTTTGGTAGTAAAACCAATACATGAGTTCAACCCAACCATAAGAAGACATAGGGGTGAGAGGAATAAGTGTAAAAACTGCTGGGCAGACTATTGTCGTGATGCTAGATATAAGAGTAATGGTGCGTATTTAGAGAGAGAATACAACTCTAAACTAGAGAGAAGTTATGGCATCACCAGAACCAACTATGATTACCTACTAGAGGTACAGAATGGTGTCTGTGCAATATGTGGGCTAAAGGACGGTGATAAAACAAGATACCAGCGTCTTAGTGTTGATCATTGTCATGATACTGGTAGAATACGAGGTCTTTTGTGTAATAACTGTAACCGATGTCTAGGATTGGCTAAAGATGATGCCAAACTGCTTGGTAAAATGAAACAATACTTAGAGGGTAGGATATAATGGCAGTTACAATACCTGCTAAACGTGGTCCAAAAACAATACCAGAGGTTCGTGTACTCAATCCTGGCAAAGGGCTTAATACGCTTGTATCAGACTCTTTAATTCAAGATACCGAAGCATCGGATCTAAATAACATTCAATATATAGAATCTGGCTGTGTGTCTAAGTCATACGGAATATCTGCAGTTGGTTCTGGACTTACAAACAACCCTAAAGGACTTGGAACCTTTTATATAACAGGTGGTTCGAAACATATCCTTACAGTTGACGGAACTTCTTTAAAATATCTTAATTCAGGTACGTGGACTGCACTTTCTGGTGCAAGTTTTACATCTGGTAAGGAAGTTAATTTCGTACAAGCCAATGACGCATTATATATATGGGACGGAGATCAAGCGGGCTGTTCTCTTAATACGTCTTTAACCCTTACTCGGCTCACTACAGCACCTAGGGCAAGTTTTGGTATATGGTACTCAGGCTATCAACTGTGTACTGGTGTGGACACGCTACCTAATAGACTCTATATATCCGATACAGCTACTAACGCAGGCGACTTTACAAACGCTAGTGGTACGCTGTCTGACTCAGCAGGTGTACCTGGTGCAACCGCTTTTGCAGGTACTGGTGCTCAATTCGTGGACATAAACCCTGGTGATGGTGACAAAATAACTGCTTTAGCAAAGTTCCAAAATGCTCTTGTGATATTTAAAGAGAGAAGCATTTACCAATTAACATTCAGTTCGACTGGTACCCCAAGTGTTTCACAGATAACCTCTAATACGGGTGCTGTATCCCATAAGTCCGTAGATAACGTAGAAAATGATATATTTTATCTCTCACGTAACGGATATTATGTACTTGGAAACGAGCCTAATTATTATAATGTTATACGTTCTAATGAACTCTCAGCACGTATTAAACCAATAATTGAAACTCTCTCAACCACAGCTCTAAGTCGAGTGTGTTCTATGTTTAGTGACTTTAAATATTGGAGTTCTATCGCTACTGGTAGTTCAACTACTGCAACCGAAACTTTAGTTTATGATCGCAGGTATCTAGCATGGTCAACACTTGATTATGTAAAAGCTAACTCGTATTCAGAATACATAGATACAAGTGGAGTTAAACACTTGTATTATGCAGCCGATGACACAAATAAGGTATATGAGATAGTAGTTGGATCTTACTCAGCAGACGGAACTGCTATAGACTCTTGGTGGACATCTAAGGCGTTTGACGCTAAACAATTTGATATCTATAAGAGATGGTTTGACATAACCTTATTCTTTAGACAGATTTCAGGCTCAGTTACAATTACAATTTATGCTGACAATAACGACATAGTAAAAACTGCTACGATAGGCTCTACAAGTGACGCTACGGGTTCAATGGGTACTGCGATACTCGGCTCACAAATATTGGGTGGGACAGGTGCCACAGCAAGCGGTGAAGCTACTCGTAACATTCCGTATAGAATAAAGATCAATACCAAAAGTCGAACACTAAAGATTAAAGTAAGTAATGGAAACGATAATGAGAACTTTGTATTGCTAGGATTTAACATAACTTATGTACCTTACTCGCATTACAGCTTTCCCTCATCACTTAAAATCTATTAAGTCAAGCTTTTTAACAGGTTACGACTTTCTAATATTAGGCTTCATACCTGTAAGCACTCTGTAATCTAATTCACCACTTGTCAAATACTGTTTCTCAGCTACTTTTCTTATTGCTACAGCATCTTCTTTGTTATCAAACCTGCCAAGGTTGTTCATCTCACCTTTAACACAAATAAAAGCCATATATTTACCCCTGTCTTTATCATAGTGAACTCCTTTATACCCAGTGGTGTTATTGCTGTATTGCAACGAGCTACTGGCTTTATTCTGACTTCTAGTAAGTATTCGCAAGTTGCTTCTGCGATTGTCTAACTTATCTCCGTTGATGTGATCGGTATCCATGCCCTTAGGGGTGTTCATAATAAAAGCGTGCATATACCAACCGACATACTTCTTATTCTCCTTATCCCAATGATTGCGTTTGGCGTACCTATCGTAATACCAACTCCATTTCGATACTCTCTTATAATCTCTATTGTCTATAATGGCTACCTGCCCCTTAGTCAGTTGGATATGTTTCATAACTATATTATACACAAACATTTCCACAGCACAAAATAAAATTTACTAAAATGTTTACTAAACTCATAAAAACCATAAAATATAAGTATAAGGAGATAAAATAATGGCAAGTAGAAGTGGATATGATACTTATTTAGGTGCTTTACAACAAGCAATGCGACAGGGTGCTCAGGTACCTAGCTACGAAGCAACAGTTAATCAGTTGGTTTCTTCTTTTGGTGGGAGTGTATCACCACAAGAGATAGGAGATACTGTATACAATATGTATGCTAGTTCTGGCCCAGCACCTAGTGCTAGATACTACGGATCACAATTAAGTGGGTCTAGATATACCGAGACTGGTGGTTCGGGTAGCAGTGGCGGTGGTGCTGCACCTGCGTACAATCCTGACGTAGACCCTAACCTACTCAACCCTGTAAAAGCTCAATTATCTCAAAAAATAGCAGCTATAAACGCCCTATACGATGCTTTATATGGTGATTTAGGTACTCTATATCAATCTAAAAGAGGTGAATTAGACCAAAACTATCAAGGCGAGAGAGATAAATCTACTAGAGCATACGAAGAAACAGCTCGTATACTACCTCAACAGTATGCTGCACAAGGGGTTAGATATTCAAGCTATTACGAAAATGCAGATAAAAAAGCTGGTGACTCATACAATGAGGGTCTAGGCGAGTTAGAGAAAGGCTACAATCAAAACCTAGGACAACTAGGTAGTGCATATAATCAACAACGAACAGCCTTTGATGTTGGTAAACAACAACTCGGACAAATTAACCCAGGAGCTTACGGAAGCGTTTCACAAGCTCAAGGCGAACTCCAAAACCTTAACTCGTTAGAGGGACAACTTGCTCAACAACGATCAGGACTTGGAACAAACTCAAGCTATATTCAACAACTCAATCAAATAGCACCAGGTAAATCAACAGTACCAGATGCCCTCAAAAAACAACTCGAAGAACTCTCAACAACTTCTATACCTGGTTCAGCTAAGGCTACTATCGCTAACGGAATAATCAAGCAAGCTGGTACGGGTCAAGACACTTACTGGTCTGATTACTTTAATAAATTACTTTCAGGGCAAGGTCAAACAACTAGCCCGTTAGGGTAACAATGTTTAATTGGTTCAAGCAAGCAGCAGGTGCGGTAGGTAACCTATTTAACCAAGGTTCTCGCTATGTTGGTAGCACTTTTAATAATGCAGATCGCCAACGTAAGTTATGGGAACAACAAGCCCGTCAGGGTGCAGTACAAGCACAGAGGCAAGTCCAACAACAAGTACAGCAGGTACAACGCCAAGCACCCAAAGTCCCACAAGTGGACTTCTCTGCCGTTATAAAGAACCTACAAGCATTACGTAATCAACCTCAAGTTCAAAAGATAGGATACGCAGCCAACCCTGTAAATCAGTTTAAAGAACTCAACAAACAGGTAATAAACCCTCTTAACCAATTCGGACAGAATCAAGTCAATAGAGCTAAAAATACTCTACCAATACTTCAACAAGCTAATCAGCAAGCTTTACGAAATCCTATAATTAAAGCGGGCTTAAATGTGCCATTCTCTAATCCTGTAAGCTCTTTCAATGCTTTATCTAACCCTAGAAAGACTTTTAACGACACTAGAGGTGCTAGAGAGATGTTTTTTGGAAAGACTGGTGAATTACTTAACACAGGTAAATCACTAGCCCCTGCTTCTGTAGTATTAGGCGTAGCACCATACGAAATAGCAGGTAAAGCGTTAGGCATTAAACCACTTGAGAATAGAGCTAGACAGGTTAGAAACCAAGCGTTTGGTCAGTACGCCAACCAATCACAAACAGGCATAAATCCTGTTGGATCACAACAACAACGAGATATAGATAGTGGTGGGTTAAAAGGACTAGGTGCTTTTGCAAGGGCTATGGGTGTTAAGGGTGCAGGTGCAGGTCTTGAAATAGCTCCTGTTGTAACGGGTTCTGCTGCGGGTGTACCCCTTAAATCTGCCTTACTAAGAGGTGGCACTCTGGGTGCAGGTGGTAATATAGGGTATTCGGCTGTATCTGGTTATTACTCCCCACAACGATCAGCACAAGAAAAGGCTATACAACTAGGAACAGATATTGCAGGTGGTTATGGTGGCGAATTATTAGGTTATGGACTTGGTAGAGCTATGGGTAAAAAGGGTGCAAAGACTATTCAGGATACTAAAGGATATACAGGAAACTTAATAGACGAAATGAATACCAAATTCAGGCAAGGCAAAATAGACGAGAAACAATTCCGTGCTTTTGTTGTAGATGACTTCACTAAGAAGAACGGTAGAATGCCGATGCCTGCTGATGTAGACTCTTTTGTAGATGTAGCCACAGGGCGTATGAACAGACCTTATGTAGAGGCTTTAAGAGCTAGAACTCAAGCTCAGGCTAGCGGACAAGCTCAACTACCAGTAGGTCGTAGAGTAGCTCAAGACGTACCAGAAAACCCACTATTCAATGAAGCTAGGAAGTATAAGAGTGCAGATGAGTTTGTGAAAGCACAAGGCACACCTGTTTATCACGGAACATCTGCCAATAGGGAAAACTTGATAAATAAAGAGGGATTTGGTGCTAACTCATTCTTCTCAACAGATAAGGGTAATGCAAAGATATACGCTGATGTGTTTGATAAAGATGCTAGGGTTATAGGTGCTAATGTAAAACTTAATAAACCAATAAAAGTAGATGTGGGCGGAGACTACTACACTAATCTATCTCACACTGGCGAGATATACTACCCAGATGGAACATCACATACTATAGCTGACCTTTTCGGTACAGATAACCTAAAAGGGCTAACTACAGAAGATGTTGTGGCAAAGCTCAAGGCTTCAGGAGAGGGTGATGGCGTTATATTTAAGAATATACTCGACCCTAAAAAAGACAATGTAATAGTAGCTTTTGATAAGAGTACAATAACAACTCACAAACAACTCACCGACCTCTACAACCAAGCTACTAAAGGAGTAGAGAGTAAGGGTAAACCTATATACGAACTAGCACCTAAACCAGATGCTCAAGTACCAGTAAAAGCTAGTGGAATATCTAAATCACTACAAAAGAGTGGATCAGAGATATACGCAGATATACCAGGTTACATACCTGTAAAGAATAAAGCACTTCTAAATATAAGTGAGAATCGTGTAGCAAATAACGAGAGAGCAGTTATAGACTCAATCGTAAATCGTCAACCTAACCAACCTATAACCCCACAGATGAACGCTGACTCTGTTTACTTACTTAATAAGCTCTTAAAAGAGGGTAGAGATGATGAAGCTCTAGCAATAGCCAAAGCAACTGCCAAGAATGCTACATCAGCAGGTCGAGCAGTACAGATACTCTCACAACTACAACAAACTACCCCAGAGGGTGCTCTAGTAAAAGCCCAAAAGGTAGTCAACGAAGTGAACGCTAAAGCCAAGAAACAGATCGCTACACTAGATGCTAAAAAACAAGAAGACATAATAGCTCTAGCTAACGAAGTGCAAAAATACAAACCTGAAACTCGTGACTGGCAAGTAGCTGCTGGCAAGCTCGCTAAATATATAGAGAACCTAAAACCTGTAACCAAAGGTGCTAAAGTCAGTATGGTTCAAACTATGGCTCAGCTCTTAAACCCTAAGACTGCTATTAGAAATATCGTGGGTAACGTAGGTATGTCTGGTGGTGAAGACATAGCAAGTATTCCCGCTACCTTACTAGATAAAATAGTGTCCAAAAAGACTGGTATAAGAACAACTGCTATCTCTAACCCTATCGTAGGTATCAAAGGTGCTATTAAGGGTGCTAAATACGGCATAGAAGACACTAAACTAGGCATCAAGACTCTAGGTGGACAGAGTAAGTTTGATGTACGCCCAGATGTATTCAAAAAGGGCGTAATGAAGAAACTCCAAAACGCACTCGGATATGAATTAGGCGTACCAGATAAAGCCTTTTACCAATCAGCTTTTGATAAGACCCTAGACAGTACGATGCGAGCCAATAAAACAAAGACTCCTACTGCCGAGATGCTAGATATAGCCAATGCCGAAGCCCTATACGCTACATTCCAAAATAACTCTGCTATCGGTAATGCTCTACAAAAAACCAAAGGTGTATTAAATCTAGGCAAGGATTTTGGTGCAGGGGACTTCATAATCAAATATCCTAAAACTCCAGGTAATATCGTATCTGCTGGATTAGATTACTCACCTGTAGGTATGGCTAAAGGCATCACTAGCCTAGCCCGTAACTTAAATAGTATGACACCTGCTGTACAACGTGAAGCAGTACGCAACATCGGTAGAGGTATCACAGGCACAGGTGCTATTGCTATGGGTGTTATATTAGCTCAAAATGGTATTATTACTGGTAAGAAAGATAGTGATAAGGATATCGCAGCCCTAGATCGTGAACAAGGTATGGGTCCATTCTCATTCAACGCTACTGCCCTACAAAGATTTATAAAGGGTGAAGATACTAAAACTCGACCAGGTGATGTAGTAGCTAACTATGACTGGTTACAACCTGCTGCTATTCAGCTTTCAATGGGTGCTAACGCTGTATTGAATATGGGTAAAGGAACAGACGATCTTATCGGTGACGCACTTGAGAGTATCGGTGACTCTGCGAATACCATCGTGGAACAACCAGTATTACAGGGAATCAGTAGGTTTGTTAATAACCTTAACCCTCAATATGGTGGTGGGTTAGGTAAGGCGATAACAGATGTAGCATCTGGGATACCATCATCGTTTGTGCCTGGTTCTGTAAATCAGATAGGTCAATTTATGGATAATACAGCTAGAAGTTCTTACGACCCTAATGCAGTCAACGAAGCAGTAAACAAGGTAAAAGCTCGTATCCCTGTATTAAGAGAATCTCTACAGCCATCTGTGACGACTCTAGGTCAACCCCGTGAACAGTACCAGAACGGATCAAACAATATATTTAATGTGTTCTTTAACCCTGCTTTTATAAAGACTATAGAGGACAACGAAGTACGTGATCTAGTAAAAGGTATACAGGATAGAAGTGGTGAAACCCAACAAGCACCAAGAGTACCCGATAAAAAGGTCAGGATAAATGGTCAGGATAAACAACTAACTGCCGAAGAATACAACAAATACCAAACATACGTAGGGCAAAAGACTAACGAAGCATTTACTAGGTTAGCTAACGACCCAAGATTTAACTCTCTATCTGATACTGATAAGGCAAAGTATATGAGTGGTAAACTCACGGATATCAACGCTGCAGCCAAGAGTGAGTTGTTCGGGAACGAATCAACTGCTGGTGGTGATAGGATAAAAACTGGCGAACTCGGATACGAAACAGCAGAAGATAGAAAGGCTAAAAAGCCTAAAACTACAAAGGCTAAAAAAGCCAAAAAAGGCAAAGTAGCCAAAGCTAAAAAAGGTCGTAAAGGCAGGGTAGCCAAAGCAGCTAAACTCCCATCTATTAGATTATCTGCACCCAAAAAAGTAGCTCTAGCTAAAGTAGCTAAATTACGTTCACCAAAAGTTCGATACCCAAGACTAGCAAAAAGTAATAAAACGCCTAAAATTAAAGTATAAGGAGATATATGAGGAAGATTAAACTCAGTCAGGGAAAGTACGCACTCGTAGATAACGAGGACTTTGATATGGTATCTAAATATAAGTGGTATTACGCAAATGGGTATGCACAGAGAAGCCAATACATGGGCGGTGGTAGAGCTAACAAGAAAGTTGTAGTACAGCAGATGCACAGACTAATAATGGGATTGCCAGAGGGCAAGATGGTAGATCATAAGAATCACGACTGTCTTGACAACAGAAAATCAAACTTGAGAGTATGTAGCAGGACAGAGAATCGTAGAAATGCTAGAAAACACAGTAACAACAAGTCTGGCTATAAGGGTGTTTGGGCTGAAAGTGGCAAGTTTAGATCTGCAATATGGAACGGAGTAAAGAACATAAATCTAGGCACTTTTTCTACTGCTAAAGAAGCAGCTCTAGCATACGACAACGCAGCGATAACCAGACATGGAGAATTCGCATATACTAACATGGAAAGGAACAAATAATGGCAACTCCGAACTTATCTTACCAAAACTTCTACTCTAGCTCGCTTAGTCAAACTATAACGGCAGCAGACACCACTCTCTATCTTGACACTTTACCAACCCCAGATGAGGGGTATCTTGTAATTGAGCCAGACAGCTCTGCCAACAGAGAGATCGTTTGGTACACTTCTAAAGGTGCTAACTATGTAACCGTACCTACTTCGGGTGGTCGTGGTGTAGGTGGAACTTCGGCAGTAGCTCACTCATCAGGTGCGACAGTTAATATGAATAACGTAGCAGAGATGTGGACTGCTATAAAAGATGGATCTGCTAATACAGGTATGCACCAATGGTTTGATGAATCATTCGCAGACTATGTGTACTCAGGTGCTACTATCGCACAGGCTTCGGGGCTCATAGCTTCAATCTCGTCAGGCGTGGTGTATATAAATGGTCGTAGATTAACCTTAGACGCTACTTCTAAGACGTTTACAGCTTCTAAAGATACTTACGTAGATGTTGTAGCCCTAAGTGGAACTAATACCGCTACTCTCTCGTATACAGAAGTAAACTCTGGTGTATCAGGATCAGCTCCAGTAAGTAATGGACTACATATAGGTATGGTGCAAACCCACACAGCTTCAATAACTAGAACTGTACAATCGGGCACTGATGTACTAGGCAACCCAATAAAAACTCCATCACCTACCGCAGCAGTTAATATAGATAACCCATATAAGTTTAAGGTTTATAGAAACGCAGCAGCGAATGCTGGTACAGCACCCACTTATGCCAAAGTTGTGTTTGATACAGAGTTATATGACACTAATAATAATTTTGCTACAGGAACATATACAGCACCCGTTACTGGATTTTATGAGTTTTCTTGGGTAGTAGGTTTAGCTGCAACTGCTGGTAACGGTGTAACTGCACTCTATCTAAATGGTGCTCTTCACGCTTGGGGTAATGAAGTATCTGCAGGTGGTGGTAGTGGTTGTACTATACAAATGCAACTAACTGCAACCAATACTGTTGATATTTATGCAGTGGTTGCTTCAACAGCTGCATTGAATGTTGGTAGCGCACCTATAAAAACTTGGTTTTGTGGTCGCTTGCTTTGTAGGACTTAAAAATGCCACGCATTACACTCAACTCAATTCACGATAAATTAGAAGTCATACATAGAGATATTGAGAACTTACAAAAAGGTAAAGTAGATAAAAATACTAACGATTTAGTAATACAATCAATAGATTTGAAAATAACAGATGTTAAAAAAGATGTTGAAAATATCAACTCGTATGGTAAATGGCTCATACTTTTAATTGGTGGAATTGTAGTCACCGCTATAGTAAGGTTAATAATTATAAAATGAATATCAAATGCACTAAAAAAGCACCACTTCGTTGGCATATCTTAACAACTTGTACTTTTATATTGACAAGTATAATTATTACTGCGGTATTATTCTGGTCAGTTTACCCATATAAGACTGCTGAAGTTAAAGTACCGATTGAAATCTTGAACCCAAACAAACAAGTCAAAGTGGGTGAGCCTATCCTGATGAAGATTGTAGTAGATAAACAATCCGATATCACTCCTAAAGGTAGTGTCTATTTAAGATGTAACGATGGTAGTATAATAGAACTACAATCTGCTACTTCTAACCGACCACCAGGTAAATATGTGCTTGTAGTAGATAAGTACAAAGTACCAGAACGAGCCATAATTGGCTCAAGATGTAACTTTAATTTTAGAAACTCATATCAAGTAAACCTAATCAGAGAAATAGTAAAAGATTGGTATAGTGAAGAGTTTGAGGTAATCTAATGTTCCAACAATTCCTACAACAATTTAATGGCAAATATGTAGACTTCGATGGAGTATATGGTGCGCAATGCTTTGATTTAGTAAATAAGTGGTCAACTTTTCTAGGTTATAGACCATTTACAGGTCTTTACGCTTATGGAATATTTGACCAACCACAGGGTAATTATACACAGATACGCAACTCACCTACTGCCGTACCACAAGCGGGTGATATAATAGTATGGAACAGTAAATATGGTGGTGGTTTCGGACATACTGCTATCGCTTCAGGAGTAGGTGACACCAATTCGTTTGAGAGTTTTGACCAGAACTTCCCTACAGGCTCTGGGAGTCATTTAGTACGACACTCGTATGATGGAGTTATAGGGTGGTTACGACCAAATAAATTAACAACAGGAGATAATAATATGGCAGTTATAGGAAGTGGCGAGAATTGGTACGCTAGACTCGATAAGTTACATCAACAAGTAAGAGGTCGTTCACTAGGCAGAGATGTATTTAATGCGTTTGTGGGTAAGGATTTACTATCGTTTGTAGAAGCGGTGAGTGATGACAAAGAAGCAGATATCGTACAGAATTACCAAAATGTAGGAGCGATTGCGGTCAAAGATAAATGGCAACAACAAATCTACGACTTACAGGCTCAAACAAAATCCCAACAATCAGCTCTAGATGAAATGGGTAAACAGATACGAGAGTTACAAGCTCAAATAAGCGTTCAATCAGACGACACCAAACTTCTTAACGGATTTGGTGAATGGTTACAAAAAATAATAACTAGAATTGGAGTGAAGAAATGACAAACGAATTATGGACAATCGTAGGAGTTTTAGCAATAATAGCATTAGTAATATTTATAGTAAGGAGATAATTATGTTAGAAGTAGTAGTAGATTTCGTAAAGAGAAGCCGTAAAGCAATAGTAGCCTTTGTGCTTACCGCTTTAGTTAGTTGGTTAGCTAAAAAAGGTCTATCGGTAGATGTAGAAGTACAAGAGTCAATCAGAGTATTATTAGAGGCAATATTTGTAGCGGTGGCAGTATGGCTCGTACCAAACAAGAAATAGAAGACTGGGAGTTAGATCAGTCTAAGGTATGTCTTATAGATAACCCCGATTGTGAAGCTTGCCAGTAAATAATAAAAATATATAATAGGGACTAGGAGATTATTTATGTTTAAATCAAAAAAAGTATCAGTATATAGATCAGAGGGTATTGTTAAGACTGTTAACAAAACACCTCGTAGAACTAACCAAGGACCAGATGAAACAGTATGGTCAGAGGGTGGCTGGAACAGAGAAGATAGCGTTTCAGGATCACAAGATGTTAAAGTAGTACGTGGTAAAAGTA